ACACCTTTAGGAATAGAACTTCAGGCAACTGGTGAAAACGCTGGAACATGGGGAACTAAAACTAATACCAATTTATCATTAGTAGAACAAATTTCTGGTGGTTACATCGCAAAAAGTATTGCAGGTGGAGCACAAACAACTGCTCTATCAGTTAGTGATGGATCTACAGGTGCAGAACTTGCACACAGAATGATTGAGTTTACAGGTACAATTACAGGAAATCAAATTGTAACTATTCCAATTGATGTTCAAACTTTTTATTTTTTAAGAAATTCAACTTCAGGATCTCATACAGTTCAGTTTAAATATGCTTCTGGTTCAGGAGATTCTTTTACTTTTTCAGCTACAGATAAAGGTGATAAAATTGTTTTTGCAACAGCAAACGATGGTACAAATCCTGATATAGATACATTAGCTATTGGAACTGGTATATCTGATGTTGTTGATGATACTTCACCACAATTAGGTGGAGATTTAGATACCAATAGTTTTAACATAGCTTTTGATGATGCTCACGGAATTAACGATGAAAATGGAAATGAACAAATAGTATTTCAAACAACAGGTTCAGCTGTAAACCAGTTTGATGTTACAAACGCAGCAACTGGAAATGCTCCAAGTATCTCTGCGACTGGTGGGGACACAAACATAGATTTTGCAATTATTCCAAAAGGATCAGGTGAAATTAAAGTTGGTACAGGATCTGGAAATGCAACAGTTACATCTAGTGGAGCACATGATTTAATATTAGATACTAACTCAGGAACAAACTCTGGTAATATTACTATTACTGATGGTTCTAATGGAAACATAACTTTAACTCCAAATGGAACAGGAGATGTTGTAGCATCAGCTGATACTTTAACCGTTGGTGATGATGGGGCAGCAGCTACCATTAATTCTAATGGTGCAGGAACTCTTACTTTAACAACAGGTGGAGCTTCTGATTTAATTTTAAATACAAATGGTGGAACTAGTGCTGGAACGGTTACTCTTACAGATGGTTCAAATGGAGATATGACTTTAGCTCCAGATGGCACTGGTAGGGTAAAAATAACAAATGCTACATCTAGCTCAACACAAATCGCAACAACTGATGGAAAAGGTCTTGTCTTCTCCATGGTTTTCGGATATTAATCTAGAAGGAGAATAAAAAATGGCAACACCGAATCTTGTAAATATAGCAACGATCACACCTAAAAATGCTATGGGTAGTTTATCTGATACAAACAGAACTACTATGATTGACGTCCCTGCAGAAACTGCAGTAAGAATTGATACAATATTATTAGCAAACATTGATGGAACTAATGCTGTTGATGCAACAGTAGAAATTAGTAACGACAATGGTTCAACTTATTATAAAATTGCAAGCACTATTTCTGTGCCTGCAGATTCAACATTAGATTTAATTGCAAGACCAATCTACTTAGATGAAACTGATTTAATTGCTGTTACAGCCGGTGCTGCTAACGATTTAGCTTTTCACGTTTCTTATGTAGAAATGTTAGACTAGGAGATTAAATGCCAAAGATAATAAAATCAGCTAAAGGAACTTTTACAACAGCAGACATTACTATTGATTCTTCTGGAAGAGTAGTAACAGCTGCTACTGGTACAGCCGGTGGTGGAGTTGATGTAATAAAATTTTTTAACGACACAGGTGGAGCAACAGGAAACTATACTGCTAATCCAGGTGCTAACAACGCTTCAGCTTTTATAAGAGCCGGTGGCGGTGGCGGTGGAGGATTTGGTAATCCATTTAACAGACCAGGTGCACCGGGTGGAGATGGTGGATTTGGATATTTCTTTGCTCCTGTATCAGGAGGAACAGATTACGCTTATGCAGTAGGAACTGGTGGAGCTGGCGGTACTGCCTTTAACGATGGTCAAACTGGAGGTGCTTCTACGGTTGCTAACGTAGGAACTGCTAATGGTGGTCAAGGAGGACAAAGAGGACAACAAAACTCACCGGGAGCACAAGGAAATAAAGGAACAGCACCAGGAGCACAAGTTGATTTTACTTCAAATGCAAATGGACCGGGTAGACTTTTATATGGTGATGATAAAGGAAGACTTGGTGAGGCTAATCAGTTTCCTACTACTGGACAATCAGGAGCACCAGGTTTCATAATATTGTATGATAACTCAGGAAGTTAATTATGACAAAATATGTTATTACAGATCCCGATGGAAATTACAAAAGAATATGTGAAGATGTTGAATCTAGAGATCATTGGATAAATACTTTTGCTGCTTGGGATCATAGTAATTACCAAGAAATATCTGATGAAGATTACGTTTTATTACAAAAAGGTGAAAAAAATTTTACATCACGAGAACCTGTTACTTTACCATTACAAGATGGAATAGAGGCACCTGTTGTTAAAGAGGATGTTGAAAATTTATTAAAAAGATTAATTGAAGAATTAGAGGGTGCTATAAAAGGTAATGCTAATCCTCCAGCTATTTGGACAACAAATTTAAATACATTAAAAGCTATTGATATAAGTTCTTTATCTTTTCCAATAACAGCATATGGCTGGGTTGACTGTTTAATTAAAAATGGTATACAAGTTCCATCTTCAATGGAATTTTAATATATAATTTTCATCGTCGGTAAAATTATGAATGAAAGAATAATTACTTTTTCTGCTCATGCGCTTGTGTTGTCAGATAAAACATTACATCCTCAACCTGCTAAGATGCATATACCTGATTGGTATAAAGCAGTTCCAAATCCACAATACCCATCTTTACAAAGAACAATTAAAGCATGTAAACCTTTTTTAGATAGCTTAACAGCAGGATACATTATTAAAAACACAGTAGATCAAAAAATTAATTTTAATGTTCCAGATCCTGATGGCAAACTTAACACTTGGGTAGAAATATCAAAAGATTTAGAGTCTATGGGTGATTTTATTAAAACTGTAGTAAATTTTAATAAAGGAGATGAGTATCATGATATATCTCAAATAGGAACAGGTTGTCCTTATGCACAAAAAAATAAAGGATTTGGTATTTATAAAATATTAAATGCTTGGACTGTGCATGTTCCAAAAGATTACGCTGTTCTTTATATGCCATTATTAAACAGACCGGAAGATAGGTTTGAAATTTTATCAGGTATTGTAGATGGACCTAATCCTTTACCCACTAATTTTCCTTGTTATTTTAAGAAACAAGGGACTTGGGTTTTAGAAAAAGGTGAACCTATAGCAGCAGTTTTTCCATTTAAAAAAGAAAACTGGAAAATGAAGGTTTCGGAAAAAACAGAGTTTGATCACACACTTACGTCTTTTAGATATGCGTCTAAATTAAGAAAATGGTACGAAGACAAATTATGGAAAAAAATTAAATGGAGTTAAAAAATCTAATAGGACAATATACATTATTAACTCCTGAATTAGTTTCTGTTTTTTTAAAAACTTTTCATAATGTAAAAGAATTTACACCTGCAGAAGTTACAAATCAAAAAGGTCAAGGTGTTAATTTAAATCACAGAGTAGTTCAAAACTATCCTATAAAATGTGGTCTTGATATAAGTTTAACCGAAACACATTGGTTTAATTTTATTGGACTTTTATTACAAAGAAAAATAGAAAAATATAATGAAGATAAACAAGTTCATTATACACCTACTATACTTTTAGAACTTACACTTTTAAAATATGAACAAGGAGGTTTTTATAAACCTCATGTTGATAGTGGTATGATTCATAGAGAACTTTCAGCAATAGTATTTTTAAACAATGATTATGAAGGGGGTCATTTACAGTTTTTTGAACCTAACCACAAAGATTTAATTTTAGATATAAAACCAGAAATAGGAAAAGTTGTTCTGTGGCCAAGTAATTTTTTATTTCCTCATCAAGCAACTCCTGTTACAAAAGGCACACGATTTGTATTAGTATCATGGATGATTTAAAAAAATATATTTATATAAAAAATCTTTTATCAAAAAGTGAAAGAGATTTATTATTTAATTATGCAAAAATATATAATGTAAAAAATAAATCAAAAAAAGGTTTTTGCAAACAAACAC